CCATCAGCAGAAACAGTTACCGATACCTGAGCGCGGGCGCCTTTATTTGATGTTGGTGTATATCCAAGCAACTTGGAATGAGACACAACAGAATCTCGCACGGTTGCCGTATCCAAGAACATTTCATTGGCAACCATGTTGCTGTAGTAGTTGATGTAATGTGTGTTGTAAGCAAGCAGATCAATCAGAATACTCAACCCCGATCCCTCGAAGTTGTAGTCTTTGAACTTGTCCTGAGAACTCAGGAACTGCTTTAGTCTACTTTTGATCTCGTAGAACTCTAGTCCGTCTACTGCGATCTTGTTGGTTGCGTCTGCCATTAGCGAAGCCTCTCTAGGTAGAACTGGGTTTCAGACACCTTCGATGTGTTTCTGATCTGAAAACGAATGGTCACGATGAACCTGTTGCGGTCAGGATCACCCTCGACAATCACATCTTGAAGCACGACACGAGGTTCGTATGACAATATGGCATCACGAATACCCTTCTCTAGTCGAATCACCGTTAGATCGGTGAATGGTTCAAACAGCATAGCAGTTACATTGCCCTTGAACTCGGGCATAAAGGGTCTTTCGTATGTATTCGTGAGAATGATATTTTTCAGCGAGCGTTTGATCGCCGCTTCATCCTGTAGAACATTCACATCCCGCGTTAGCGGATTCTTGGCAAAGTTCAGATCAATGTCTGTGAACTTGTTTTGCGGTGTTGATGCCATGTGTTCTCCTGTTCCATGTATGTATTAGCCAGAACACACATTACTCAAAACCAAATCCTCCACCACCAAATCCACCCCCTCCGAGTTCGGGTTCTTCACCAACACCAAACATCGTGCTTGGGGTTGGAGTTGGAGTTGGAGTGAACCATTCCGAATCGCTTGGAACTAGTCCATCAGAACCACCGCTCGATCCCTCGTCAAAGTAGCCACCGTCTAATGTTCCATCGTCGGGAGTTGGTGTTGGTGTAACCAATGCAGCAATTCTGTAACCGACTGCCATAGTTCTCTGATCCAACTCTGCCAACTTTGCCTGGATCATTGCAGCAGTTGCTGCGTCTATCGGTGGTGGGGTTGGTGTTGGTGTGCCAGTCACGATACCTTGCAAAATCAAGTCATCATCAACTGGTTCAAAGAAAACCTCTTTCTCTGTGGTCTGCGAGTCATATGCTCTTTGTTTGCCAGATTCTGTTTCTGCTGCACTTGCTTGTGCTTGAGCGCGCTCTTCCTTGTCACGCTCTATATCAATCGCAGTAATTGCATCTCTGAGATTATCGCTGCCCGTAAACTCTTCTAGCATGGCGCGCATGATGCAGTTTCCTCGACCATCTCCTCTTACCACGGCAGCAAGGAACTGTCCAAGTGTGAACTTCTGCACATACGCCTGAGCAAGAGAGAACTGCGAAAGGTCGAGCGAAACGATGTAGTTCAGATACTCAAAGAATCCTGCGAGATCAGACAGCATCTGATCTAGTTCTGCGAAGAAATCGTCTAGTCCCATTCCTCCTAGAAGGCCGATGATGTCGTCCAGGCTAAATGGTAATGATCCTGCAATCAGGTCTAAAATAGATCGCAAGATTTGTCCCAACGAGTCTGGATTGCACAGCAGATTCTTCATCTGCTCAATGATGATCGGGCCTTGAATCGTGGAGTTAAAGAACCCCGTGAAGTTGTCCTGATCCTTGCCTTCCATCTGTTGCTTGGCAGAATCATAGGCACCCGCTATGCCCATTGTCCGTTGAAAGGTTGTTGGATCACCGACTCCGCTTTGTTGATCGGTGTGACTCTTAAAATCGTTCAGTTGAGACTGTTGTGTTGTTAGTTTGTCCGTGAATGTCGGTGTCGATCCTAGTGCTGTTTCAGAACCATATTGCAAGGTTCTGAGTTTGTTCAGTAAATCTGTTCCACCAACTCCAGAGATTCGATCATAAAAGTGTGCTTGCTCTTCGGTGACTTCTTCACCGTTTGGACCTGGGCCTTCGCTTCCGTCATACCACCACGGTGGGATAGAACTTGCCAGAGTCTTTAGGTCTTCAGAACAAAGCAACCATTGCAAGATACCCAACGCAGATGCATTCTCGAAAATCTGTCCCTTCATCACCTTGTCGATGAGAGACTTTACTGCATTAGAAAGTCTGTCGGCGTTCGGAGTGCATTTGCCGACTGCTCGCTTGGTTAGTTCTTTGGTTCTCTCGATTCCTTCAGCCATGCGTCACCCCGCAAAGACATTTCCGCTGCCTGTTTGATTACGCGACCCGCATGATACTGTGTCTCCGATACGAGCAAGCGGAAGACCGTTTGCAAATACCGTTCCTGATCCACTTGCCTGTGTTGCTCCGTGACAACCGTTGCTTGGACAGCAATGGGTTTGCCAAGGATCACCAACACGATGTACACCAATACCATTAGCAAACACATTACCTGACGCACCTGCATTTGGTCGTGCGCCAAAGCATCCGTGTCCTGTACATATGTCTCCGAGTCTGTGTACTGGCATTCCCATGTTAGTTCAGTTGGATGGTTGCACCGCGAATGATTGTGTCTGCTTTGCTTGTGAAACGATGATACTGACCAGACTTCAACGCGGTGTAAAGTCCAGTTGTCATGTCTCTGAATCCTCCGCAGGACTCTAGGATATTCTTGGTTGCTTCCAAAATGTAAGTCTTGTTGGTCTTGATATGGGTATCTCCACCTGAGTGAGAGAAGCGTTTCTTACCGATGCGCTCGGTCATGTTTCCCGTGACATCTAGTGTATAGTTTCCATTCACATATGCGTTGTAGTCTCCGTCGTGCAAGGTGAGATTCACGCTACCTCGCATAACTTCGACATTTACATTTGCTCCCTGACCAACCTGTACATCAAAGTTCTTGCCATTTTCTTGGTCGGTGTTCTGTAGAATGCGAAGTGCTTTGTCTATGGTGACATATGTGTTGCCGTCTATCTGCACATGGTTGTCTTTTAGAATCACCGTATAGTTGTCGCGCACAATGCGTTCGACTTTGCTTCCATCGGGAAACACCTCATAATTGGTTCCACTTCGGTGATATTCTGATATACGCTCTGCGCCTGGAGTATCATCGCATTCCCATGTGTGTCCCGATTCAGACTCTCGTACATGGTTGTACGGATACTGTGCTGCGTATTCTGTTTTTCGTTCGTCCCATGTTGGACCATCAGGACTCTTGGTTCTCACCGAGCCACCAACCGCAGGATCGGCAGCAGGAACACTCTTGTTACGCGATGGTTGTAGTGCAGTAGGAATCTTTTCTTTGGCGGTTCTACGCTTCAGACCAACAATGGTTTCGTCTGTTTTGCAGCCTCGCGCAAGCCGATTTGTGTCTTGTTCGTTGAGTCTCGCCTTATGTGGGCCTTCTCCAATGTGTTTTGGATAGGTCTTGCCCTCGGGCATATTCTCTAGAATTGCTCCCCGTCCGTCTACGGGATACTGTTGAACCTTGAACTCATCTTTGGGAATCTGTTGTAGTTCTTTGGTTGTCCGTGGATCATTGAAACCCTTCTGCGTATTTGCCTTCTCTTCAGGGATTCCACCAATACTTCCAAAGATCACGGGTTCCTGAGCATTCGCACCATCTCTGAAAAAACCCACTACCCACGATCCAGGCACCAATCCCGTGGGGGACTGACCGATACCGCTAATCGCAGCACTTGTAATGGGTTGAACGGGATACGCCCACGGGAGTTTATCCGTTGGGATGTCTTTTTTGTCGCTCGTGTGAAACCCAAGAATACGAACTCTGCACCGACCAAGTTGCAGCGGATCAAGGTTGTCCTCGACAACACCTTGCCACCAAACAAACGAATGTCCAACAAAGTCACGGTGCAGGATGTCCATTAGGGTTTGCTCCTAGGCTGACCACGCTTAATGTAACTCATCTCGCCCGTGGTGGGGTTATGTACGATGATGTGTTTGCCTGGAGTCTTGTACGAATAGTCTCGGATCGCATTTCCCGTGGGACTTTCCAAATCCACAAATCGTTTCCATCTGGCTTGCGGTGTCTTCGCTCCCCTGATGCACTTGTAGAATGTGTCGGCGTCCACATCAAACACCTTGCATCCTGCAAAGGTTCCCTGTACAACGGGCGGCCCCTCTGGCT